AATTTCCATAACAATTTGGTTAAACATAACAGAATTCCGTTTTGTTTTAACTTTTTTAAAGAAGTTACTAGTTACTGTATTCAGTTATTAGAAACTCCTAAATTAGAGCATAAAACTGTCATCACTCCACGTATTTCTACTGGTGTAATAGACAGATGGCCCACAGCTTTCCAGCTCATGAGACCTCTCTTCTTTAATGTTAGAGATAAAGGGAATTTGGGGCATATTTGCGACCAAATAATTAGATCTCTCCTAAATGTCCACCGTTTGTGTGAGGATTTTAAAGAAATTTCTTTAGAATCTATTACTAAACCATCGAAACCGCTGGAAGAAACCTTTCTTAAGGACTTCGAGAGTTTTGTTTCTAAGAAATTTAATTCTTTTGAAATCGTCGGCAGTAAATCGTGGAATACCACTTTAAATATTGACCAGACTAAAAATGGCCCTAACGGCAAGCTTTCTTATAAATCTTCGGATATGGAGGCTTTTAAGCTCATAAATACCAAAAGATTTCACGAACCTTTTAAAAGACTTTGTGATTTAACGGACAATCTGATTTTGTACGATTATGTAAAAACCAGAGCCGGTGAATACCAAAACTTTTTAAACAATGCTTACGTATCGAATAAAACAAATTCTAAAATTCCCTTTGAGAAATTTCTCCTGGAGAATAAAAAGAATATATATTTGCGAAAGTTGACTGGAGTACCTGATTCAGGTCACAAGTCCCGGACTATAGCAATTTGTGATTATTGGACACAAACAATTTTAGAGCCAACTGAAAAAGATTTAATTCAGACGACCTTAAAATTGTATCCACACTCTTGTGATTATTACTCTCATTCTAAAGGATTCAAAAGAATGTTTGAGCGGTTAAAAGTCGGTGATAAGTTCTACGATTGTAGTAACTGGACTGACAGATTTCCTGTTGAATTACAAGAGATTGTATATAGAAATATATACAATTCCGACATTGCAAAATGTTGGATGGAATTAGTGGTTAAATGTCCTTGGTTTGTGAAGGATTCAACACAAACCATAAGATATTCAAGAGGGCAAGGAATGGGGACCCGAGGGTCCTTCCAAATAGCTCAATTGACTTCATGTTTATTAATGGATTACATATTTGTAACCAATTATAAAATAGAAGATAACAACAAATTGTGGGCAGAAGTTGGGGATGACATGGGATGCCATGACCCTGAAGGTTTTGTTCTAAAACTGTATACAGAATTAGATATACCTATCAACCTTTCAAAAACAAAAATACCTACATCGGAAAACCTTTGTATGGAATATGTTTCTAGAAATGTCAACTACGGCAGAGACGTTAGCCGAATTTCAGCGCGGACCTGCCTTGCATTGGATGAAAACTTGTTAGATATAACGAGTTTAATCCTACATATTAATGAAAGAACTGAAGAGTTCGACTTTAATATTTTGTTTAAAAA